GAATTTATTATACATAGCAATTTCAAGTTCATTTGGAATGAAGGCGGGGCAATCAGCCTTTAAAATGTTCAAAAAAAAATAACTGATTGACTTAATTTAACATTGGGGGAAAGTATGGGGGAAGATAAACCCCAGAACCCACTTGATGAGTTCTGGGACACATTGGGAGATAAAAAGAAAAAATATGTCAGAAGCTACAGATCCGGTAAACGCCATTTACAAAATAAGACGAGTAATGCAATCTCAGATGGACAGTCTAATACAGACTCTCGCAAACGGCGGGGTTGACAGTCTAGAAGAATACAAATATATAATAGGTAAGATTCATGGAATCGATTTAATAAATCAGGAACTCTCTAACCTGCTACAACCAAAGGAGCCCGAACCAGATGACCCAGACAACGTCACACGCATTAGAAGATAAATATAAAGCTGAAGCACAAGAAGCTACAGAAGAACCTTCCAAAACAAATTTAGAAAAATTACCTGACCCTACGGGTTGGCGTATTTTAGTTATGCCTTTTCAAGTTAAAGAAGAAACAGAAGGCGGAATTATTATTGCACAAGAAACTTTAGACAGAGCCCGAGCCGCGGTTCAAGTTGGCTATGTCTTGAAGATGGGACCATTGTGTTATGCAGATCAAGATAAATATCCAACAGGTCCTTGGTGTAAGAAAAAAGATTGGGTGATCTTTGCACGTTATGCAGGATCGCGAATGGAAATTGAAGGTGGTGAGATACGAATGTTAAACGATGATGAAATCTTAGGTACGATAGAAGATCCTAAAGATTTGATTCACGCAATGTAATCATAGGAGGATTATAACTATGCTCGATGAAGAAAAAATCGACGTGGGTGACTCTGATGAACAAGAACAAGAAATTGATCTTGATGCACCACCAGAAGAACCACAAGAAGAAACAATAGAAGCTGTTGAAGCTCCTGCTGAGGAAGAAAAACCAGCAGAAGAAACACCGGCTGAAGAACACAAAGAAGAACTTTCAGATTATTCTGAAGGTGTTCAAAAAAGAATAGCTAAACTTACACGTAAAATGCGTGAAGCTGAAAGGCAAAAAGAAGAAGCTATTACTTTTGCAAAAACACAAAAGGAATCAGCTGAACGACTTAAAAAACGTTATAGCTCTTTAGATGCAGACTACAATAAGGAGTTTGAAAAAAGAGTTACAACTAATATTGATGCTGTTAAGACAAAGTTAGCACAAGCTATTAATGCTGGTGATATTGAGAAACAAGTAGAAGCTCAAACAGAGCTTTCTCAATTAACTATGGATGCTACTAGACTTGCTAGGATGAAAGAAGTCTCAGAAGCACCAGTTCCTGAACATGCAAAAGAAGAAAAACAATCACAACCTCAAAGACCTGTCAGACAACCAGATGGCAAAGCAGACGCCTGGGCTAAGAAAAACCCTTGGTTTGGAACTGATAATGCAATGACTTACACCGCTTTTGATATACATAAAAAGTTGGTTGAAGAAGAAGGTTATGATGGAAGTTCCGATGATTATTATACGGAAGTCGACCGAAGAATAAGGGTTGAATTTCCGCATAAATTTGATACAAAGGAAGTATCTACCTCTGAGACTCCGGTCCAGAATGTAGCAAGTGCCTCTCGTCCGGCCTCAAAAGGACGCAGAAGAACTGTGAAGCTCACACCATCACAGGTCGCAATTTCTAAAAGACTAGGTGTGCCACTTGAAGAGTATGCAAAACAACTAGCCGCGAAGGAGGACATAGCATGACAAAAAAAGTAGAAAAAACTTCCCGCGCGAGTCAGACTAGGGTTAAAGAAGAAAAACCTAAAGTATGGGCTCCACCATCAGCACTAGATGCACCGCCTGCGCCAGACGGATACAGACATAGATGGTTGCGCGTCGAGAGTATGGGCTTTGATGATTCAAAGAACTTAACCGGCAAAATCAGATCTGGATGGGAGTTAGTGAGAGCTGACGAATATCCTGATTACGATTTCCCAACCGTTAATGAAGGTAAATACGCAGGAGTGATTGGAGTTGGTGGCCTTGTGCTGGCAAGGATAACCGAAGAGCTCGCAAAGTCTCGTGAAGAATACTACAGACAAATGTCTGAAGGTAAAAACGAGGCACTCGAAAACGATGTCTTGAAGGAACAGCAAGCAGGTGTGGCGATCAATCAAGATCGACAGACCCGTGTAACTTTTGGTGGCTCAGATAAAACTTAGTCTTATCTATACCATCGATTTAATCAACAACCCTTTAAGGAGGAATAAACTATGGCAAATGTAAATGCCCCTTTTGGTTTAAACCCAGTTGAAAAGATCGGCGGAGGCGCTCCAGGAAAACTAGCTAGTTACACTATCGCTAATAATGAGGCTAACTCAATATTTCAAGGCGATGCTGTAATGAATGATTCAGGTAACGTGCAGCAAGGCGCTGCAGGTGCTAACGATCTAACTGGTGTTTTTTGGGGATGTAAATACGACGATCCTACAACTAATAAACCAACTTTCAAAAATCAGTATGCTCAAGTAGCAGTTGAAGCTGAAGCTTTTGTTTATGACGATCCATACCAAGTATTCGAAGTACAAGGTTTAACTGGAACTGCGTCACAAAGATCAGACATACAGCAATCAGCTGACATTGAAGCAACTGATGGTTCAACAACAACTGGAGTAAGTGCAATGAGCATGGACTTGACTTCACTAGCAGCAGCTGGTGCAGAACAACTAAACATTATCGGTTTTGGTGGAAATCAATCTAGAAACCAAATCGATTCTGGTGGTTGTGCAATCTATAAAGTCGTGATCAATATGCATACTTATTCTAACTTATAATAGCAGGAGGACATAAAAAATGGCTATATCAAGACAACAACTAGCAAAAGAGCTAGAGCCTGGTCTGAATGCATTATTTGGACTAGAATACAAACAATACGAAAACCAACACGCTGAGATCTACGACACAGAGAACAGTGACAGAGCTTTTGAAGAAGAAGTAATGTTATCTGGCTTTGATAAAGCATCTGTTAAGTCAGAAGGTAGTGCTGTTGCTTATGATAACGCGCAAGAAACTTTCACTGCAAGATATCAACATGAGACAATTGCTCTCGCTTTCTCACTAACTGAGGAAAATGTTGAAGATAACTTGTATGACAAAATTTCTACTCGTTATACTAAAGCACTAGCAAGATCTATGGCTCAAACGAAGCAAACCAAAGCAGCTCTTGTACTAGACAGAGCGTTTACAGCAGCTTACACTGGCGGCGACGGAGCAACTCTTTGCTCTGGTCAAACTGCCGGCAGATCTGGCGGTCACCCGACTGTCGCAGGTAAGTTCGTGAACGAGCTACTAGTATCAGCTGATCTTAGTGAAACATCACTTGAGCAATGCTTAATTGACATCGCTGCAATGACTGATGAGCGCGGTTTAAAAATCGCTGCTAATGGAATGAAACTTATCATCCCTTCAGCTCTACAATTCACTGCTGAAAGAATTATGAAATCAGCAAACAGAGTTGGCACTGCAGACAACGATATCAATGCAATGAAATCAAAAGGAATGATCCCACAAGGTTATGTGGTAAACAACTTCCTAACTGATGCAGATGCATTCTTTATCAAGACTGATGTTCCTAATGGTATGAAACACATGGTTCGTGTTCCAATCAAAACTGCCATGGAAGGCGATTTTGAAACTGGTAACATGAGATACAAAGCTAGAGAAAGATACAGCTTCGGTTGGTCTGACCCTAGAGGAATCTTCGGATCACCAGGTGTTTAATCGTTAAGATCAAACAACTTATTAAGGGGCGCTTCGGCGCCCCTTTTTATTTGCATTTACTATTCTAAGAGAGTATATTGAGTTAAGCGTAGACATGACCAGACGGCCTAGAGACTACGCTATTTATAACTAGGAGGATAAATTATGGGTACAACTACTTTTTCAGGACCAATTAAAGCCGGTTCCGGCGATAACGTTGGTTATGTTACTATGGCACAAGTAGGCTCAACAGCTGTTGCATACAATTCAACTGGTGGTGTAAATACTGGAATAACAATTCCAGCAAAAAGCACAATCGTTGGTATTCAATACTTTGTTGATTCTGCATGGACTAGTTCAACAACTGGTTCAGTGAGCATAGGTACAGATGCTACAGCTAACCAATTAGCTGCTGCACTTACTGTTGCGGCTGCTAATACAGCTAAAGTATTTTCACCGGTAGTAGGAACTTGGGACGATACTGGAGATTCAGACATCAGTATTTGGGCTAAGGCTGCTACAGGCGATGCGACTGCGGGCTCAGGTAAGATTGTAGTAGAATACATTCAAGCTAACGACGCGGCGTAATTAATTAATTAATGTGGGGCTTCGGCCCCACATGTTTAGGAGGAATATATTATGGGTGGTGGTTCTTTTACATCAGATCAGAAAACAGCTCATTTAGCAGTTGACGGTCAACTAGTGACAGGTCCTTGTAGGGTAACTTCTATTCAAGCAAAAGGCGGTACAAACTGTAGTGTTATTTTATATGATAATACTTCTGCAGCAGGTACAGCACATACTTTTTTGTTTGATGATGAAGGTTTACAAGTTTACATACCAGGAAGTGGTATAAAATTTAAAACTGGTGTTTATCTAGATTTGACAACTACTGGTGGCGTGACTGTTACATATAATTAGGAGGTAGTTTATGGCAACTTCCGGAACTACAAATTTTGAGAGTTCTTTTTTCATTGATGAAATAGTACAAGAAGCTTACGAGAGAATCGGCCTAGATGTTGTAGGCGGATATCAGATGAAATCTGCTCGTCGTTCTTTGGATATTATGTTCCAGGAATGGGCGAATAGAGGACTTCATTATTGGGAAGTAGGTAATACCAATCTTGATCTTGTAGAAGGTCAAGCAGAATATATTTTTTACAGAAATGCAACAGATGGAACCAGTACTACTACTGCGCCATCTAATGGTATTTATGGCATAGATGATATACTTGAAGCTACTTACAGAACAAGCTATAATACTACGTCTCAGAATGATTCTGCTCTTACTAAGATAAATAGATCTACTTATTCTGGCCTATCTAATAAATTAAACAAAGCAACCCCTACACAATATTATGTTCAAAGATTTCCTGAAAAAACTGTCGTCACACTTTATCCAACACCAAATTCGTCAGCTGCATCCAACTACGTGGCTTTATATTATGTTAAGAGGATACAGGATGCTGGCGCTTACAGTAATAATGCTGACGTCCCTTATCGTTTTGTCCCTGCTATGGTTAGCGGCCTTGCTTTTTATTTAGCACAAAAGAATTCACCAGAACTAGTACAAAACCTAAAGATGCTTTACGAGGATGAGTTTAATAGAGCATTAACAGAAGATGGTTCTTCTACTAGTACTTATATAACTCCACAGGCTTATTATCCAAATGTCTAATTTCGCTACAGGTAAATATGCAAAAGCAATATCAGATAGAAGTGGCTTAGCATTTCCATATCGTGAAATGATGCGTGAGTGGACTGGAGCATGGGTTCATAAAACAGAGTACGAACAAAAACATCCTCAACTACAACCGAGATACCACACAAGTGATGCACAAGGATTACAACATGCAAAACCTGCAAGAGTAGAAAATTCAGTTGCTAAACTATTAAGTATGAATTCATTTGATTCAGGGTCAGCAGGAACTACAACAATAAATATTAATGAACCAAGTCATGGTAGGTCTACTAGTGATGTGGTTTGTTTTAGAAATGCTAATCAGGGATTTGTTTCTTCTCCTTCTGTAGGACAATTACCTGTAAGTAGAATAAATTTAAACACAGGTCATGCAATCACTAAAGTAGACGATGATAACTATACATATGAAGCAAATGATGATTTAACAACGTGGTTAAACGCAAATTGTGAATCAGGTGCTACAACATTATATATAGATATGGATGGAGTACTTACTAACTATTTTCAATTCATAGCTTCTTATAATAATATGACAGACTGGTTTGGTATTACGGGTGCAGTACAAACAGCTACTATTGCTGCTAATGCAAGCTTCTTTACTAACTTAACAAAGTTACCTGGAGCAGATGCAATTATTGCTGCCGCTGTAGCTGCTAATGGCTCGTATAAAATTTTAACAACAGATACAGGTAATGTTACATTAAATAACCAAAAATCTGCTTGGTTAGTTGCTAATGTTTCGCCACAACCTACTCAAGTACTTTTTGCTCCTGGAAACAAAAGTTCTTATGGTAATGCTTTATCTGTATTAGTAGACGATAATCAAAGATATATGGATGAATTTACCGGAGCAGGTGGAGCTGGATATAAATACTGGCAAAGTCCTGGTTCAATGAAAACTGGAGGTGGACTTGTTTCAGCAGGTCCTGTATCATTAGTAGCATGACAACATATTCAGAATTAGTAACACAAATTAGAGATTATACAGAGACAGATGCTAATGTTCTAACAACCACTATTATAGATGATATGATAGAGCATGCTGAGAATAGAATTTTCAGAAGCATAGAACTAGACGCATATAAAGGATATGAGTTATCCAATGATACTCAATCAGGTAATCCGTTTGTCTCGCTTCCCGGATCGGGGATCGGGACTACAGCTACTATAAGATGGGCTACTATATATGTGGATTCAGGAGATAGAACTAGATACAATTTGGAAAGAAAAGATTTAAGCTTTATAGCCGAGTATTATCCAACTAGAACTACAGGCTCTAGTATAATACCAAAATATTATGGGTACTGGGAGCCAAACAAAATAATCATTGCTCCAACCCCTAATACAGCTTATAAAGTAGAGTTAGCTATTACTAAGTTACCTACTGGTATAAAAACTAGTACAGACAATCCTGGCAGTTCAGCAGGAGCAGGTAACTGGGTAAGCTTAAATGCTCCACGTGTGCTATTATACGCGTGCTTATGTGAGGCTTATAAATTTCTAAAAAGCCCAGACCAATTACAAGTGTATGAAACTTCTTTTCAGGAAGCTCTTCAAGGACTTGCCCAAGAACAACTTGGCAAAAGAAAACGAGATGAATATAGGGATGGTGGTTTACGTGTTGCTCTACCATCTAACAATCCTTAAGGAGAAAATAAATGGCAATTGATAATAAAGTATGTAATGTTTTAAAAGAGGAGTTATTTAAAGGCTCTCATAACTTTGCTACAGGTACATTTAAAATAGCACTATATCAGGCTACAGCTACTGTAGGAGCAACTACTGCAAACTACGCCGCAACTTCAAATGAAGTTGCTAATGGAAGTGGTTACACAACAACAGGTAAGACTTTAACAGGAAACTCTGTAGTAGGTGGAACAGGTAGTGCTACAGCATATGTTACTTGGAGTAATGCAGAATGGACTTCTTCTAGTTTCTCTTCAGCGGGCGCATTAATATATAATACTGAAGGAACTTTAACAAACAACGCAGTTTGTTCTTTAAGTTTTGGTGGTACTTTTACTTCTGCAAACGGAACATTCACAGTGCAATTCCCTACAGCGGGTGGCGGATCTGAGATTCTAAGACTAACTAGTTCGTAGGAGGTCATATGACTTTCGTCGTTAATGATAGAGTTAAAGAAACAATCACAGCTAATGGTGCTGGTAATTTAGCACTTGGAAGTTCTATTGATGGTTTTGAAACCTTTGCAACTGGTATCGGTGGAAGTAATACAACTTATTATGCTATTTATCACTTATCAGCAAATGAATGGGAAGTAGGCGTTGGTGACTTAGACGCAACCGCGGCTAATATAACTAGAACTACTGTTATCTCCAGTTCAAACTCTGACAGTCATGTTAACTTTACATCAGGTACAAAATATATCTTCTGTACTAATCCAGCTTCTAAATCAGTTTTAGAAGACACTAGTAATAATGTAAATATTGGTAATAATTTAACACTAGGTGGAACTGTTGATGGTGTAGATATAGCAGCACGAGATGCAATTTTAACATCTACAACTACAACTGCTACCGCAGCTTTACCAAAAGCTGGTGGAGAGATGTCAGGCAATATTACAATGGCCGGCACAGAAACTGTAGATGGTCGTGATCTAAGTGTTGATGGGACTAAGCTTGATGGCATTGCAACAGCTGCTACAGCAGTCGGTGGCGCTAATGGTGTTGATTTCAACGATGATGTCAAAATAAGACTTGGAACAGGAAATGATGTTGAACTGTTTCACGACTCTAATAATTCATTTATAAAAAACAACACTGGAACATTAAAAATAAATTCTGATAGCACCGTTCTTAGATCCAATGATGATAGTGCGGCAATGGCAAACTTTACACAAGGAGGAGCGGTAGAACTATTTCATAACGGATCTAAAAAAGCAGAAACCGTTGCCGGTGGATTAACAGTAACAGGAACATTAACAGCTACAACTCTATCTGGTGCAATATCAGGAAACATATCTCAGCTTACAAATGACTCTGGCTATACAACAAATACTGGAACTGTTACCTCAGTCGCAACAGGTAATGGTTTAACAGGAGGTACTATAACAACAACTGGAACACTGTCCATGACAGGTTCTTTTTCGGGATCCTTTACTGCGACCTCGAATGTCACAGCGTACAGCGATGAGCGAATAAAATATAATATTACTACAATTGAAAATGCATTAGATAAAGTTCTTAAACTTAGGGGTGTACATTATACACATAAACAAGATGACGAAGAGAACATTGGTGTTATCGCACAAGAAGTTGAAAAAGTTGTTCCTGAATTGGTTTCAATAGCAAAAACAAAAGAAAAGCCTTTCGAACATTTAGATAATGTTAGAACAATGAAATATGGAAATACAGTTGGTCTATTAATTGAAGCAATTAAAGATTTGAAAGAATATATAGACAAAAATAAATGTGAGTGTAGCTGCTGTAAAAAGGAGGTTTAATGTTTGGGGGTCATGCCTTTGCTGGTGTTAATTCTTCTTTTGGTGGTGTAGGAAATATACCAGTTAGTCCAACTATTGCAGTAACGGGTTTAGAAATAGTAGGTCACTTAGGGGATGCTGTTTGTGAACATATCCACCATGTAGATATGCAAGAAGAATTAAGTATGGCCAATCCTTCGACCATACTACCTGTACTAACTCACAACGCCTCTCAAGCCACGATGACAGGCGCCGTAGGTACAGTAACGGCGGGTGCTGGAGTAACAGTAAGTCCTTCAGGATTATTAATTACAGGAGCAGTAGGTACTGTTGCTAATCTAATCATAGCTCTTCCATCTGGATTATCTATAACGGGTAATGTTGGTACTATTAATTTGGTCACTAACAACATTTTAGCTGCAACAGGTAATGAGATTACAGGTCATCTAGGATCAGCAGAAGCAGAGGTATATTTTATTGTTTACCCAGCAGGCGTAGAAATAACAGGAAATATAGGTACT